AAATAGGGTATATATAGAGAACTTAAATTTAGAATGTTACTTTTGTTACCTCGCCTAATTGAGAGTGGCGAAAGGGGAGGGTGTCTCGAATGTTAGAAAAACAAATCGAATTTAAATTAGTTAGGGGAGTCAAAGACTTTGGCGGTAAGGCCTATAAATTTGTATCTCCTGGAAATATAGGCGTACCAGATCGGATTGTAATTTGGCCCGATGGAGTCATTCACTTCGTAGAGCTTAAAACTGTCCGAGGGCGTACGACTAAGTTACAAGATATTCAACGTAAAATGTTACTTGCCCTTAATCAGACTGTATTTACCCTTTACGGACCAGATGAAGTTACAGGGTACTTACAAAGTGAGGGCAAGCATCATGGTGGCAAGAAATGAAATTCACACCACATCCATATCAACGATATTGTATTGACCGTGTTGTTAAACAACCAAAGATAGGGCTGTTTCTGGATATGGGCTTAGGTAAAACTATCATTACACTATCTGCGATATATCAGTTGAAGTACAACCTATTCCAAGTGCGCAAGGTGTTAATCATAGCGCCTAAGAAGGTGGCCGAGGCTACCTGGCAACGTGAGGCGGCTAAATGGGATGGTGTAGGTATCTTACGTATATCTACTGTGTTGGGTAGTTTAAACAAACGTGTACAAGCCTTAAATACACCGGCGGATGTCTACATCATCAATCGTGAGAACGTATCATGGTTAGTCAATCATTATAAGAATGATTGGCCATTCGATATGGTGGTGGTCGATGAGTCAAGTTCCTTTAAATCTCATCGAGCTAAACGATTTAAAGACTTGGCCAATATGTACAATCACATTAAGCGTATGGTGTTACTAACTGGTACGCCATCACCTAACGGATTAATCGACTTATGGGCGCAGGTCTACCTACTTGATCGGGGGCAGACATTAGGACGAACATATACATCGTTTAGAGAACATTATTTTGACCCCGACCAACGAGGAAGGGATGTAATATACAGTTACAAGCCAAAGTCAGATTCTAACGATGCCATCATGGCGGCTATATCCGGATTATGTATATCGATGAAAGCTAGTGATTATTTAGAACTACCACCTATTGTATATAACACCGTACCGGTAGTCCTTGATAGTAAAGCTAAAAAGGCTTATGAGGAAATGGAACGAGATGCCGTATTAGAATTATTCGATGCCGGCGAAGAAATCACAGCCATGAGTGCGGCGGCGTTATCCACTAAGCTACAGCAACTTGCTAACGGGGCGGTCTATGATGATGAGCGTAATGTACACGAAATCCACAACTGTAAAATAGAAGCCTTTATGGAACTCATTGAGCAGTTAAATGGTAAGCCTGTACTTGTGTTCTACAACTTCAAGCATGACTGCGAACGATTGAAAGCCGTCCTTGATAAAACAGACTTACGAGTTCGTGAGCTAAAAGGCGCGGAGGCTGAGTTCGATTGGAATGCAGGTAAGATTGATGTACTACTGGCCCATCCGGCGTCAACTGCCTATGGACTAAATCTTCAAGATGGCGGTAACCACGTTATATGGTTTGGACTTAACTGGAGTCTTGAATTATATCAACAGGCCAATAAGCGGTTACACCGCCAAGGTCAGAATGAGAAGGTTATTATCCATCACCTAATATCTGAAGGTACACGTGATGAGGATATGATGGAGGCCTTGGATCGTAAAGACCAGGCACAAGAATATGTACTACAGTCGCTGAAAGCGAGAATTGATAAATACACGAAAGGGTAAATGTTATGGCACTAGCTAGAAAATGTATCCGATGCAAGCGTACGTTCTTGGCTAAAAAGGACGAGCGCTATTGTAAACATTGTGCTGAAGCTGAAATATTGGCGATTGTTAAAAAGGGTACGACCGAGAACAATCCGGAGCCACGCCTTGCAACCTGTAAGAAGTGTGGCAAGTTATTTGAGCAAAACCGTCGAGGTAGACCTTCTGTAAACTGTCCGACATGTAAGGCAGAGAATATCAGCATATCAGAGAAATGGTCAAAAAAAATACCAAAACCCAAGAACATTCTAAGATTATGGAGGAAACTACAGTGAAAGAAATTACTATTAAACAGGCTGATACTAAAGATTTACCTGTTGTTGCAGATAAACCACAAGTACACGATGCGGTTAATCATCCATCCCACTATACTCGAGGCAAGATTGAAGTTATAGACTTCATTGAGGATCAACAACTACCATATCATCTTGGTAATGTGGTCAAGTATATTGCACGTGCCGGATACAAAGGCGATAAGCTAGAGGACCTAAAAAAGGCACGATGGTATTTAGATAGGTACATTAATGAGGTGATGAAATGAAACCACTATTTGGCGGATACGTCACATTAGATCGTCATGAATATATTATGGCGTGTGATACCTGGGACGAAGCATTAAAGGAGCTACATTGGATAGCTGCACAATGTAAACCATGTGAAGGGATGACCATTGTAGTAGGTCGTGCTGTGCCATACCCCGGTCACATCAACGTAGATGAAGTCATTCAGAATGACATTAAGCGATGCCAAGATGAGGTAGACCAAGGTGATGAAGTGTACTACCTTCATGACAATATGGTAACACCTAGCCAAAAGGCTGAGTTACAAGACTACTTAACCGATGTCTACCGTGCATGGATTAATCGATATAACTTAAACGATGCTGCGTATCAGCTAACTAATATCACGATGTATCGATATAGTGAACTCTTAGAAGAATGGCAAGAAGTATAGGAGGCTTATTATGGAAGATAAAACAATGCGACTTATGGTTGAGTCTAACGATAAAGAGGCGTATTCATGTTCCATCGAGATGGAAAATGTTAATGGGATAAATGCGGCTCATATGACTGTTAAGATGATGTGCGCAGTAGCAAAACAATTCGCTAAAACTCCTAATAATATTATTGGGGTTATACATGAATTACATGAACTGGCATTGGCAAATATAGAATCTTATGACATCAATGGCACGTTTACTCCGAATAAGGATGAGCAACCCTTGAAGTTAGATAAGAGATCGTTATCTTAGGTGATGCCTATGAATACTAAGTCGTGTACTGGGAGTAAGCATCCGGGGGTTAGAAAGCTACAACGGTTACTGAATAGTCGTAGGCGTATGAAGGACATTGAGTCGCACCTGCAACGCCTGGAGGTCGAAGCACAAGATGAGAGGTCTAATACTCCAGAGCAACAGCTTAACTTAAACACTGCGCAGCGTGACCTTAATGATGAATTCCGCACACTGTCTAAGGAACGATATGAGCTATGGACATTGATATGTAAGATACCTAATGACATTGAGCGTACATTCTTAGAGAACAGATACTACTTTGGAATGAGCATGAAGGAGGTCATCGAGGATATGAGTTATAGCGAAGCACAGATATATAATATCCAACGGAACGCAGTGAAAAGCTTTTGTCAAGTATTTTCTAAAAATAAATAAAGACAATATGCAATTAGAGGTAACACTTATGATAGGCTACAAGTGTGGAGCAGAGAATACCGGGGAAAGTTCTCTACTACCACACACTGTAGGGTACGTTCATAGTGAATACCTTTCTTGTACAACACCTCCACAGGGCTTTACAGCGCAAGAAGTATCATTAGGGACTACGCACAACCACGTAGTCCCTTTTGCTTACTTCTTCAAAAGTTTGATTATTGACCTTTTGTCTTTTGTTTTGAGAATGAATGATAAAAAGGTACTCCCTAGCGATAAATTCAGCGGTGGTCGGCTCCGCGCGAAGTTGTTCCGCCTGTGAGAGAAAAAATCAAGTAGAAAGTACTTTATGAGAGGACACTAAGAAAGGAGGTCAGAAATGGCAGTCGAGAGACCTAAAGTCAAGTTCAGCGAACATGGTGAGCTCATAGTAACCACTGCGGTCTTATGTCAAATCTTAGACCTAGGACCCGAAATGATCAGTAGACATAATCGTGCAGGTATGCCGAAGGTGGCCACCGGTTGGTGGAACATTCGTGAAGTCCTTGTTTGGCTAGGAATGTCAAAGGATAAAGACGGAACGAAGTCGGCAGCGCAACGAAAATTAGAAGCCGAGGCGGACTATAAGGAAGCCAGAGCCAAACGCGAAAAGCGATTAAGCGAAGTACTAGATGGTCAGTACATAGATGTGGCCGATGTACAACGTGAATGGACTGGACGCGTTTTAGAATTGAAGTCATCCCTTGGTCTGCTAGCCAAAGCGGTTAGCAAAGAATTTCCAGATGCAGATACAAGGGTGATTGTAGAGAGGACGGTGAATGAGTGTGTCAACACGTACCTCGAAAGCTATTCGAGGGAAGGGAAGTACACCAAAACGGAAATCGACCACAAAAAGAAAAAATAAAACGAATTCAAAAACTGAAACCGTTAAGACATGGAAAAACAACGTCGATGAAATTTCGTTTACGTGGACAGCTCCCGAACTAGAGGCCTTTAAACCGCCAGAGCGATATACCGTATCCGAGTGGGCTGATAAGTTCCGTGTACTGCCAAGTACCGGTGCTGAACCAGGGCCGTGGCGCACTCTCCGTACTCCATACTTACGTGAACCTATGGATATGCTCAACAATGATCTGATTGAACAAATCATACTGTGCTTCGGTGCACAGATAGGTAAGACGGAAGCAGAACTCAATATGATTGGTTATGCACTGCATCAATCACAAGCCCCTGTCATGATGGTATATCCCACAGATACCCTGGCAGAGTTTAACAGTGAGAAACGTGTACAACCAATGATTAAGAACTCTGAACCATTGGAGAAAATGTATGATGCCAACGCCAGTCAGAAGAAGGAGCTAAACTTCACGAATGGCAATTACATGGTATTGTCTGGTGCTAACTCACCATCGAGTCTAGCGTCTAGGGCAATCAAATATGTGTTCTTTGATGAAATAGATAAATACCCGGCGTTCTCAGGTAAGGAAGCCAATCCAATCAAGTTGGCTACAGAACGTACTAAAACGTTCGTTGATGCCAAACACGTGATGGTATCAACACCTACGGTAGAGAATGGGAATATATGGAGGGCCTTTAAATCCGCTCACGCTCAGAAAGAGTACTACGTACCTTGTCCACACTGCGGAGAATATCAGACCCTCAAGTTTAAACAAATCAAATGGCCTGAAAGTGCGAACGGCAACAAAGACCTAGTACGTGATACAGCGTACTACGAATGTGAGCACTGCAAGGAACCAATTCAAGATAAGTACAAAATGGAAATGCTGCGAAGCGGTGAATGGCGAACGGAAAACGTACCGAACTGTAGAGTGCGATCCGTTGGCTACCACCTATCCTCTATATATAGTCCTTGGGTAGCCTTTGGTAAGGTAGCTTACGAATTCCTATCCTCTAAGGATTATGCAGACCAATTAATGAACTTTATCAACTCTTGGCTAGCTGAACCTTGGAGGTCTGCTAAGACTAAGAGCACACAAAATATTACGTTCACAGAGTCAACGTATGACAGAGGTGTTGTACCAGATAAGGCTACACTCCTTATTGCTAGCGTTGACGTACAGCTCGATTACTTCTGGTGGGAAGTGAGAGCATATGCGCCAGGCGTTAGGTCATACTTAATCGACTATGGCCAAGCAAGTACATGGGATGATCTAGAAGAGATTATCGTCAATCGTGAGTATCCAAGTGAATTTGGAGAACCACGCCAGGTGATGAAAGCCGGTATTGACTCAGGGTTTAGAACAGATGAGGTTTACCAATTCTGTGCAAGATTCCCTGAAATCTGTATACCTCTTAAAGGTTCATCCAATAGTACAACTATGACCGCACCGTATTCAATGTCAAGTGTTGAAAAGGGTGTTATCGGAGGCTTGAAACTGTATGTACTAAATACCGATTATTGGAAAGACTTTATCTTCGCTCGAATGGTAAGGCCTACAGATGAAATCGGTACGATCCATTTATTCAAGGACTGCCCTCAAGAATATATGGACCACTTAAGGGCAGAAGAAAAGCAAGAAATTCGTAATGTGAAAACCGGTGAGATTACCGTTAAATGGAAACCACTTACTGGACACCCTACGAATCACTTGCTAGATACATGTACTTATAACGCGGCAGTAGCTGATATTGCCGGAGTTAAATATTTAGTAGAGCCTGAGCCTTACGAAGAAGCTGAAGATACAACATCCTATGAGGATTACGGAAGTGGAATCGGTAGCACAGGCCATTGGTTTAGATAGGAGGTGAACCATGAGCGATGTAAATGAACAACTTGAACGTGTGCGCCAAGTCATCGAGGATATCGAAACTAAAGGATATTCCGAGTTGCAGATTGGTGGGAAACGATTCAAGACGATTGACTTACCAGTACTTTATGCACGTGAACAAACACTGATGCAACGAGTACATGAAGAGTCTAATGGGTATCAAGTTGATGCATACGTAACATGGGGTGGACGATGAATATCTTAGATAAAGTAATCGGATGGGTTAACCCTGAGCGTGCGCTAGAACGAATGGCAGCGCGTGAAGCACTCCGTCAATACGACGCCGCATCAATGGACAGACTGAATAGTGATTGGCAACCTGCATTTGGTACCGCTGAACAACTTGCAACCGGTTCACGTGATATTATCCGGGGACGTGCAAGAGCTGCGGAGATGAACAGTGACTTAGCTGAGTCAGCAGTTATTGCCATCTTACGTAACGTAATTGGACCAGGTATCAAGCCACAAGCTAAGGTACGTCATAAGAGCGGTAAGCTCAATAATCAGCTCAATAATAAGATTGAGCGTGCCTGGGCGAAATGGACAGAAGCCGGTAATGCCGACGTACGTGGTTTATCTAACTTCTACGAGTTGCAAACAATGGCACTACGTAGAATGTTGTACGATGGTGAAATTTTAGTAAATAAGACCGCACAGGGTGATTATCTTCCGCTTGCTATCCAATTAATCGAGGCGGAGAACATAGGGGCCATAGACATCAAAAATGGAAATAATAACATCATTAGCGGTGTTGAGGTAAACGAATATGGAAAGCCTGTAGCATACCATGTTAGCCAAGCAGACCCTATGGGTGTGAGAACCTTTGAGGCTATGCGGTTAACTACAGACCAAGCGTTCTTATTCTTCAAACCAAATCGTCCAACACAAATTCGTGGTATGAGTCACTTGGCGTTAGTCTTACGTCGGATCCATGATATCGATGAGTATATGGACGCAGACTTAATCGCAGCACGTGTATCAGCGTGCTTCAGTGCATTTATCACTTCTCAGAATTCTGCTAGACAGGCTAGCTTACTTCCACGTGATAGTAAAGGTAGACCTAGCATGACAATGGCACCAGGTATGGTTAGACACCTAAGCCCTGGTGAATCTATTGAGTTTGCAGATCCTAAGCGTAATGCAGGAACTGCAAGCGAATACTCGGCAACTCAGACTAGACGTATCTCGTCCGGTCTTGGTATGAGCGCTGACATCGTAGCGCGTAATATATCCGGTAACTTCTCGGCCGCACGTCAGAACCTGTTAGAGGACCAAAAGACGTTCCGTCAATTACAAGAGTTTGTTATCGCGCACTTCTGTATGCCGATTTGGAGAGCCTTTATTGATGCCCTCTATTTATCTGGTGAGCTACCTCCAGATTACCTAGCGAACAAAGACAAATACCAAGAGGTATCTTGGCTTGCTCCAGGGTGGTCTTGGATTGACCCAGTAAAAGAGGTTAACGCTAATAAGGAAGCTATCAAATCTGGTCTTACAACCCTAGAGGACGTGTGCGCAGCATCCGGTCGTGATTGGGAGGAAGTCCTTGAACAACGGAAGCTCGAACAGGATAGGGCTCGTGAGCTTGGGGTGTTACTTGATTATTCATGTGAGTTGCAACCGCTAACGATGGGCGATGATGACACTACACAGGAAGGAGCTGATGGCTAGTAATGAAAGGACATCAAAAGCGTAGTGTTCTTGGCAATTACTGTCGAGAAACTACTATTGACCACGTCGATACCGATAGTCGGACAGTAGAATTGTCATTCTCTTCCGAAACGCCATATGGCCGTTGGTTCGGCGATGAAATCCTTTGTCATGATGAAGGATGTATTAATCTCGATAGATTTAACGACGGCTTAGGTACATTGTTGTTTAATCATGACCGTGATGCGGTGGTTGGACACATCGAGAAAGTTTGGATTGAAGATAATCGAGGTAAAGCATTAGTGCGATTCGATGAAGATGAACAATCCGAAACAATATTCCAAAAGGTACAGTCCGGTACGCTACAAGGTGTAAGTGTTGGGTATTCCATTAAGCGCTACGAGGTGCTTGATGAGAAAGATTCTGTATCCAGTAATGGCAGATTCAAAGGCCCTGACACATATGTAGTAACCGATTGGGAGCCTTTAGAAATCAGTATTGTATCTGTTCCGGCTGACGCCACTGTTGGCGTGGGACGTAGTGCTGATGAAATTCATACAAGTATTGACACACAGGAGGAAACAAAAAGTATGAATGGTGAAGAAATTTTAAAAAATGAAGAAGTAAAATCTCAACCAGTTGAAACTGGTATCACACAAGAGGACCTTCAAAAAGCTATGGAGCAAGAGCGTAAACGTACTTCCGAAATTACTGCATTGTTCCGTGACTTCGACGTTGAAGGTGCTGACGAAGCAATCGTAATAGGCGTATCCGTTGACGAAGCTCGTGCAATGGTAATGGACCAATTACGCGCACGCAATAAAGGCGTAACTGTAACAATGGGCGAAGCTGAAAGCGATAAGTTCCGTGCGGCTGCACAAGACGCAGTATTAATGGCAGCGGGTATCCCTGTAGTAGATGCGGCACCAGGTGCTAATGAGTTGCGTGGTCACTCTATGGTTGAGTTGGCTCGTGAGTCCTTGCAACGTGAAGGCTTGCAAGCTAACTTTGGCGATAACATGGAATTGGCTCGTCAAGCTATTAATTCTACATCCACATTCCCTGCTATCATGGCTAACTTGGCTAATAAATCCGTAATGGTAGGCTTTAACGAAGCTGAAACTACTTACCAAATCTGGGCAGGTAAAGGCTCTAACCGTGACTTCAAAGAAGCTGCACGCGTAGCATTGTCCGAAGCAGGTAACCTTGAATTAGTTCCAGAAGGCGGCCAATTCCCACATGATAGCCTTGGTGAAGCGTCCGCGCGTACCAAAGTAGCTACATATGGTAAATTGTTCAGCTTAACTCGTCAAGCAATCATTAATGATGACTTAGGTTTGTTCTCCAAAATTGCTACTAAATACGGTTCCGCTGCGAAACGTTTGGTAAACAAAATGGTGTATGCGCAATTAACTGGTAACGTTAAGATGCAAGATAATGTAGCATTATTTGACGCTAAACACGGCAACGTTGCAACAACTGGTGAAGCATTATCCGTTAAAGCAATTGCAAAAGCAATTACTGCTATGCGCCGCCAAAAAGGTATTACAGGCGATGCTACTCTTAACATCACACCTAAATACTTGGTAGTTCCTCCAGAACTCGAAATGGTTGCATACCAAATCGTTAACTCTACTGCAGCAGTAGACGGTGTAAACTCCGGTGTAGTTAACCCTTACAAAGGTCGCTTCGTAGTTGTAGCTGATGCGGAATTGACTGATCCAGATGAATGGTACTTAGTAGCTGACGCATCTCAACATGACACTATTGAAGTAACTTACTTGAATGGCGTTGAAACTCCACGTCTTGAAACTCGCCAAGGCTTCGATGTAGACGGTATCGAATACAAAGTAGCCTTCGACTGTGGCGTAAGTGCTCTTGACTTCCGTGGTGTATTCAAAAACGCAGGTAAATAATTAGGGGGTAAATACATATGGCAAAATTCGTATACGAAACAGATAGAATAAGCTACGTGGCAACAGCGGATGTAAAAGCTGGTGACATTGTAGAAGTAGGCGCGCTCCATGGCGTGGCTGTAACTGACATCAAGAAAGATGAAATGGGCGCGTTAAAAGTAACTGGCGTATTCAAAGTAGACGCTAATAAATCTGATACATACGCTGTAGGTGATGCAGTAAACTTCGCTTCTGGTAAAGCTGCTAAAACTGGTGGTAAACCATTGGGTATTGCAGTAGAACCTAAGACTGCAACTCAAGATACTGTTACAGTAATGTTGAAAAACTAATTATTGTATTTTTAATGAAATGCGGTCCACACGGGCCGCATTCACTCTACGAGGTGTAACATATGCTGACCTATGATGAAAGCGCCTTACTCGATGTATTTGGCGAAAAAATAACATATGAAGGTAAGCAGATTAAGGCTAGTGTAGAAATCGGTGAGTATGACGGCAAAGGTTCGGGGTTCGTAACTGGCCTTGCTGATAAAGCTAAGGTATGGGTTAGAACTAAGGACGTGCCACTGCCTAAAACTAAGGATGTAATCTACATCAATGGTAAGAAGTGGTATGTGGATCATATCTCCGATAGCGACGCTAAAATGCACTGCCTTGAAATTGTGGCCAACGTACGTACGGTGAGACCATGAGTAATTCACCAATTACCATTACTGACACTGCTACACCGTATCTTGAATTCATAGCTCAGACTAAACCGGACTGGACTAGGAAAGCTATGAAGTCAGTCGGTTGGATGATGCAGAAGGAAATCAAGGCCGGAATTAAATCCGGCTCACCTGGTGGCCATAAATATGCTAACTTCATGCCACCTACAATGAGGGCACAATTTGAGGCAGCATTTGGCGCTAAAGTAAGGCGTGCCTATAAAGATGGCGGTAAGGCGTATAAGGAAGGTTGGGGGCTTAAATCCCGAGCTCAACTTATAGCCGGTGGCGTAAAGGAAACCACCGTCGGATACACACCACTCGGTAAAATGTTCCGAGCAGTTGGGTACCAATACGACGCCAGGTCGCAATCAGTAAAAGTAGGGTGGTTATCATCGTCTGCTAAACGATTAGGCGAACAGATTGAGCGTGGTTACACGAAACAAATTACAGAGCCGATGCGTAGGACATTATTTGCCGGTGGCTTTCAACTTGCTAAAGGTAAAACATCATTTAGGATTAAACCTCGTAAAACGTTTGGTCCGATGAAAACAGCCTTACAGCCTAAGTTGGTACCTTACCTAGAGTCTAAAATCGGTGAATATGCACTAGGCAAAAGCACTCAGTTCGCGTCTAGCAGGCGAGCATATAAAGTGAGGTAGCAATGCAAACTATTCCACTAGCGGTCATTGCTAACAGATGGGCGGAAGCGGTTAAGGATAATCAGCAGATTACCGACTACTGCATGAAACACTTCGGAAAAGACTTAACTATTTACATCGGCTACGATGACGCCGGCGCACCTCTTGAGGAGGACTGTCCGTGCGTGATCATCATGATGGATAACAAGTCCGAGGGCTTGGCAAGTTCTTACTCTTACACCTTACAACTCGTATGGGGGATAGTAAGAAATGAGGCAGAACGCGAAGGGCGTGTAGTGAAATACACAGGAGCGTTCGAGTGTGACGAACTTGGCCAATTACTTATCGAATGTATCATGGCAGTTAACCCTAACTATCCTGTCATTAACATTGACTATGAAACAGACAATATCTCGTGGCGTCCTGTATATCCAGGTAAAGCCGCACTCACTATAGAAATACCGCACGTAATTGGCGGTAATGTTGAATATTAGGAGGATAAACATGGCAGTAGCTAAACGTGCACAAGGTGCACAATCTTCTCTTACAATGGCCTTTGAAACTGACTTCGGTACTACACCATCTACCGGTGGCGTGGTAATGCCTATTATCAGTTCTTCTTTAAAGGCTAGCCAAAACTTGAATGACTCCTCTGTTATTCGAGGTACACGTAATCCGGCGGCACCTAGTCGCGGTAATATCGATACATCCGGCAGCATTGTTCCACCAGTTGATGTATTGGGATTTGGTTATTGGTTAAAGCTAGGCTTTGGTGCTCCAACTACAACAGCACAAGGCTCCGGCAAGAAACACGTATTTAAAATTGGTCCAGATATGCCATCTGCTACCTTTGAACAAGGCTATAAGGATATTAGTACTTACCAACAATTCAGCGGTGTACGCATGAATAAAATGTCCTTAAACTTCGGTGGTGACTCTGAATTAACTGCATCTATCGATGTAATGGGATGTAAGGAAACAATGGCAGCAGTACCCTTCGATACTGCACCTAAGTCTATTACATTTACTCCATTCGAAAACCTCGAAGCCACCATAAAAGAAGGTGGCGTTACGGTAGCGAATGTATTGTCCATGAGTCTTGATATCGACTTTGGCTTGGATGGTGACTCTTATGCTATCGGTGGTAAAGGCTTCCGTACATACATTGATACAGGTATTATCGGCGTATCCGGTACTATTAAAGCATTCTTCCAAAACATGGACCTTTTGAATAAAGCTGTAAATGGCACTGAGTCCAGTCTTGAATTAGCGCTTACTAAAGGTACTAACTCCTTAACTATCAAATTACCTGAATTGATTTACGAACGTAACTCTCCTGGTATCGATGGTCCTAAAGGCGTTAATATCGAGCTTCCATTCAAAGCATATTATGGCGATGACGCTAGTCAATCTGCAGTAGTATTTGAATTGGTTAATAGCCAAGTATCTTACTAATCTAACTCATTTAGGAGGTAACTATGAATATTCAAGGTAAAGAATTAAAACCAAGAGCCCTTACATGGACTGAACGTGATGCATTAATCAAAGCTGGTCTAGACTTCGTGTATTGTCCAGTAGATGTTGATGATCAAGTTGCATCTATTGTACGTAGTCGTGATATTATGCGATTCATCTTAACTGATGTATACGAACTCACAGACGAACAACTCAATACAGTAAGTGATAAGGACGCAATGAACTTCGCCGGTGAAGTCATTACATTAACTTACCAACTACAAGAAGAAACAGAAAAAAACTAGAAGAGGCGTGGAGGTGGATGTCCTCGGATAGGCCGAAGTACTGCAAGGGATGTAAGGAATTACAAACCGCTACAAAGCAGTCCTTCGACTGCTCCGAGTGTGACTTTAACCCACCACGCCTATTATTCGGTTCAAAACTGGCTATGAAACTGTATAACCTATCACGCAGTCAAAGGAATTACCACTCAGGCGGACTAGCCGGGTTCGACTATCCGGCTATCCGTACAGTGGCCGAGATAAATAACATTAACCTAAATCCAATGTTATTTGGTTTAATGTGGATACTGGAGGGATTAGAAATGGAGGCGATGAATAAGGATGTCGAATAACGTAGTAGATATCGTAGTGCAACTGACCGATAAGAATGCAAAAGCCGGTTTAGAGAAAATCGCCGCTACCTCTAAGGGAACAGTTGCAGAGCTTTCAAAATTAAAGAATGAAATGTTTGCCATTGGTGCGGGTGCCGGTATTGCCGGTCTAGGTTCTAAACTCGCAAAAGAGGCACTAGCTTGGAACTTATCAGTAAAGAAGATGCAATCCTTAACAGGTGCGACTGCTGAACAAGCAAGTACATTCCTCTCCGTTGCAAACTATATGGGTGTAGCTACTGACGTTAGTACTGTAGCATTCGCTAAATTTGCGAAGGCTGTGTCTAACGCCCAGGATAAAATGCAAGTTGCATCCGCAGAAGGTAAACTAGCTACTGATATGTTCAGCCGGCTAGGTATTAGCATTGATCAGATTGAGGGTAAGAATACCCTTGAAGTGTTCAAAATCATTCAAGACCGATTAAGGAACATGAAGGACGGTGCTGAAAAGACACGCGTTGAGATGGAGTTATTCGGTAAAACCGGATATCAACTTCACGGAATGCTAAATATGTCAGCAGACGCCATGAAGCAAGTCGAGGACCGTGCAAGAGCAATGGGGCTCATCATTGATGATGAAGCTGCTAAGAAGTCCGCTGCCTTTAATCGTCAGTTGAAAGATATGGAACAGACTGGTAAGCGATTGGCTATTATGATTGGCCAAGAACTTTTGCCGGTGGTTATGGAATATGCACAAGGTGCAATCAATCTAACAAAGTCTTATAGTAATCTAGCTACAGAACAAAAGGAAGCTATTTCTGGTCTTATCAAATTCGGCTTAGAAGCTAGTATAGCAATCACAGGAATTCAATCCATTACAAGTGCGTTGAAGTTCATGCGATTGGCTACTATAGCAGCAGCCGGACCTTGGCTTGCATTAGCAACCGCTATCGGCTTAGCCGGTAAAGCACTATTAGATTATCGATATAAGGAACAGACAAAAGGCACAGACCTAGGCGTTGACGTTAATGGCCTTAGAGCTCATAAGAACTTAAATGCACCTGGTACTAACTCCGCTTACATGGCTAACCATGATGGGCGGTATTGGGTTGAGGATAGTTCACTCTTTGGACTCATCAAGAACGATCGCTTAGCAACGAAAGAAGAAGGGGCTCAAATCGACGCTGCTATTAAGGCTAAAGAAGCGGCAGATGCTGCAAAGAAGAAAGCCGAAGAGGAGCAAGAGAAACTTCAAAAAGAAATCGATGATGCTAAGAATGGCCTTACCAATAATGAGGCTATCAACAAGGCGAATGAAGAAGCTAGTAAAGCTGCTAAAGCACAAGAGGCTGCAGCTAAAAAGGCAGAACAAGCAGCCGAGAAATTGGCAAGTTCTGTAGAGCGTCTTAACGAGCTTATCCGTAGTCTTACACTTCAATCCTTAGAGATTGATGGTAGTCAGTATGAAATTGATAAGCTCAACGCTAAGAACCAATATGAAACGAATAATAAAAATATTCGTGAGATTATTCGTTCTGCAGCCGGCTTAAACGGTGGCGGTGGTACTGGCCAAGCGGCAAGTGTGCTAGATGCAGCTAATGCTCAATTAGGCAAGAAGTACGTATTAGGTGCAGAAGGTGATTGGGCTACAGATTGTGGCAAACTATTTGCCGATAGCATTAGAGAATCGTTTGGTATTAGCACTCCTAGATATGTGCCTGATATTATGCGTGATGCTAGAGCTGTGGGAGCATGGCATGATGTAGGCGATGGATACGTACCTAAAGCAGGTGATGGTGTAGTTGTACTTGGCGATAACCATGTAGTTATTGCTGATGGTAATGGCGGCTATACCGGCGCAAACTCTCATGGACCTGGTGGCGTGGGACCTGGACAAGTACTTCAATCTAGCTCTATTGAAGGTGACTTTGGGGCTGCAACAGGCTATGTAGATACAGCACTATATGCAAAAGCATATGGCGGTAATGTTGGCGGCGGATGGGGTAGCTCAGTCGATGCCTTAAAAAATGCTAATGCTAAAGCGTTGGCTAACTCCAACTTAGTAGCGGAAGCTAAGGCTAAGAACGAGGAAGTATATCAAAAGAAACTCGAGGAAGCTGACCGTAATCAAAAAATCCGTGTACGTAAGATGAACGAGGAAATCTCAAAACTTGACCTTGAACGCACAGGCGATCGTTTGCAATTACTCAAGACGGAAGCCGAAGCTCAAAAGGCTCAAATCGATGATAACGTTCGTGAGTACACAAAGGCAGTAGGCGATAAGACATTAGCTGAAAAGAGAGCTAATGCCGAGAAGCTAAAGATTACTGCTGATACGGAACAGAAAATCAGAGAGTTAGCGTATACGCAACTCAACGAGGATTCTGAGCATCAATCTAACTTAGTAAGGCTTGGACGGATATCCCAATCGGATGCAGACCAAGTACTTAATGAACAGTTACGAGCGTACATCGAATTCGCACAACGAGAGCTCAATGAAGCTCAGCTAAGCGCTACTCAACGCTTGCAAGTAGAAAAGAACCTCGTTGAGGCTCAGCAAAAGCTATGGGAAATGGCCGGACGCAACATACGCACTAGCCTACAAGAAGGTGCTAGACAGTACAACTTACAGGTAGTGAACTATGGCGACCTAGCGAAGTCTACTTTTGATAGTACGATGAGCAGTATTAACTCTTCATTTACTAGCCACTTGGAAGCAATGGCTACAGGTACTGAGTCATTCGGTAAGGGGCTTAAAAATATCTTTAAGGATATTACAAATAGCATTATTAAAATGCTTGTAAATCTATCCTTCCAACAGTATGTACAGCCTAAGCTACAAAGTATATTTGGCGGTATGGTAAACGGTCTCGGTGCTATTGGTGGTGGCGGTGGTACATCGTCATTTAGAAGTGGTGGCTCTTTCAGCTCCGCATTTACCGGTAACAAAATGGGTAAATTTGCAAGCGGTGGTATTGCTCCTGCAGGTATGACATTAGTTGGTGAGAATGGTCCAGAGCTCTTACAGTTCAACTCTTCTCATCGCATTTACAATGCTAGCCAAACACGTAAGATGATTGGCGGTGAAGGAGCTAGTAAAGTAACGGTTAATATCATCAATCAATCTGGCCAACAACTAGATAGCCAACAACAAGAAACTAAGTTTGATGGCGAACAAATGATAGTTGATGTAGTAGTATCTAGTCTTATGACAAACAAAGGAGGTATGCGTGATGCCATTAAGGCAGCCGCAGTATAGCGTATGTTAGAATTCCCAAACATAAGATATCCGATATACCCTATCGATGAAACAACACCTGATGTAAGTCGTAAGGGCCAGGTAGAGAACATGACGATGTTAACACATCGCAAAACTACGAAAGCATTACGATCGTATTCAGTAAATTACAAGATACCGACTTCGGAATATATCAAGCTAAGGAACTTCTTCGACCAGGTGAACACTGCGGAGATATTCCTTTGGACACATCCGGAGACACGAGCGAAGGTACGAGTAAGGTTTGCTGACCAACTCCACTTCTCAGCTAGTGATTATGGGATATGGGTAGGGTCAATTCAGTTACAGGAGGCGTAGATGTTATCGTTATCAACTGCATCAATCATCGAAAAGAATAAGATATCCTCCACTGGAGCATGGGTAATGGCTATTGAACTTCATCATCCGGAAGGGAATATCCTCCTCGTGAATAACACAGAGGACTTAACCTTAGCCGGAAAGAAGTACACTGCCTTTCCGTTCAAGCTAGAGGATATCAACGAGGACACTAAGCAGATGCCTAACGTTAAACTCTCTGTAGCAAATGTAACCGGTACTATCCAACGGTTGGTAGAAAAGAATAAAGGCCTCACAGATTGTGAGGTCAATATTCGAATATTTAATACTAACTTACCGGACATTATTGAACTAGAAGAAACGTTCATCGTTAATGCATCCCAATCTAAAGCTGATTGGGTAGTGTTCACATTAGGCACAGACTTCTCATTTTCTCGTAGGTTCCCACCTGTTCGAGTGATGAAAGATTACTGTCCTTTCAAATTTAAGTCTGTAGAGTGCGGATATAAAGGGTACGCACAATCATGTAACAAAACTCTAAAACGCTGTCGTGAGTTAAATAACAGCGTTAGATTTGGCGGTGAGCCAACAATACCACAAGGGGGCTTATATGCGTCTAACTCTAAATAACCTAGTGGGGACTCCGTGGAAAGCGTTACCTTGTTGGGAGCTTGTGGTAGAGGTGTACAAGAGAGCCGGTATTCAGCTCGAGCCATACGCAATGTATTGGCCAGATATGAATTCTCCTTGGCACGAAGTCAAGGAGCCGGAAGTAGGGGACATAATTGTCATGAACCTCTACAGTAATAATGCTGATCATATCGCAGTATATGTAGGCGAAGGTAAGATGATACATTCTACCGAATATGCGGGCGTATGTATCGTACCAATGGACAGATTAAGAAAACGTATACTAGGGGTGTACAGGCACAAGGAGGCTCAAAATGATTAGATTAGTAATTGCTCGAAACCCATTCGACCTTACCACTAGACAAGAGACTCTTGTGCCTTTTGTTGAAGGTAAAAAGCTAAACCAATATTTCACAGAACCAGGTGAATGGGTGTACTCCATTAATGGTGAGTTAGTAGATGATACCGCATCACCTACAGACGAAGCCTATGTAGTGGTATTGCCTAAACTTGAAAAACAAGCATTCGCTATCTTGTTATCTATTGGTTTATCTATTGCAACTGCCGGTATCGCCTCCGGTGCGATATTCGGTATTACAAGTGTATTAGGTCGTACGTTAGCAGCAATGGCTATCGGTATGATTGGTAACGCGATCATATCTAAGATAGCTGCACCTAAGACAGATAGCTCTAATACAGAGCAGTCCGCTACGTATGGGTGGCAAGGGGCACAAACTATTATTGGCCAAGGTCATCCTTTAGCTATTACCTATGGTAAGTGTAAAAGTGCAGGTATGCTTATATCTCGCCACGTAACGAGCGACGGTGAAAAGCAATATCTTAACCTATTATACTGCGCCGGAGAGGGCCCTATTGACGCTATAACGGACGTTAAATTAAATGGTAACCCTATTGGTAATTACAAGGAAGTTCAGCTCGATGTAAGACTGGGCACAAATAACCAAGAGATTATCCCTAACTTCAATGATAACTATGCTGACCAACCTTTGACGTATGAACTTACCAACGACTGGTCAATACATCAAACGCAAGGTAACTTATCTACTGCGCTAGAGGTTACTATATCACTCCCTAACGGTTTGTATTATTCAAATGATAAGGGCGGACTAAGTGAAACCTCAGTTACTATTGAAGGTGGCTATCGTAAAGTTGGTTCTGCAGAGTGGATACCATTACCGATTAGTAACAATGGTGGCCAAAGTGCCATGCTTGAAAAGACAGATAATCGTTGGTTTAAACGGAACAGTCATTCAAGAACATCTATCGATAATAGTCAATATACTGGCGTTATTAAGGATAGCTCGAATAAGGCTATCTATCGTGTGTTCCGGTTCGATGTAAAGGAACCAGGACAATATGAAGTCCGTATGCGATGTGCACATAAGGACGGTAACTCTAACCGCCATGTGAACAAAGTATATTGGTCGCAGTTAACTCAGATTGTCTATGATGATTTCATTCATCCTGGTAAGGTGCTTATTGGTATCAAAGCATTGGCTACTGACCAATTAAATGGTAATGATCCAAACGTAACTTGGATACAAGAGCGAAAAACAGTATGGGTATTTAATACCTACACCGGGGCGTATGAGTCTAAACCGGCTAATAATCCGGCGTGGGCTTGTTACGATATCTTACATCATTGTCGTAAGATTGGCGATGAGTATGTAGTTAAAGGAGCTCCTCGTGAACGCTTCGTATACGATGCATTTAAGGCTTGGGCCGATAAGTGCGACGAGAAGCATATTACATTTAACTACATTTATGACAATGCTAGCCAAGTATGGGATGCACTTAAATACGCTGAGAATGTAGGTAGAGGTAAGGTAATACCTTTAGGTACTCGATTCAGTTGTATTTACGATTATGCGGCTACACCTACTCAGCTATTTACTGTAGGCAATATTAAGATGGATTCTTTTATGGAAGAGTTCCAGGCTACCTCATCTAGGGCAAATGCTATCGAGGTATCTTTCCTTAATAAAGCTAAGGACTACGAGCGTGACGTACTTCCTGTATTCAGTGAAGAGTATGACGTGACTACATCTCTTGCTAGCCCTGCGCAAGTCGAACTTATGGGATGTGTGGATGTAGACCAAGCCTACAATTACGCTAAACACTACCTAAGAGCGAATAAGTACGAGGTGCGTACTTGTACCTTCGAGGCTTTCACAGACGCCATAGCATGTACGATAGGGGATGTAATCCTATTACAACATGATGTGACAGACTGGGGCCAAGGTGGTCGTGTAGAGTCTGCGGTAGGTAATAAAGTAATCCTTGACAGAGAAGTTACTTTTGAGCAAGGTAAGACCTATCGACTCATGGTTCGTAACGCTAATACGGATGCATTAGAGTCTTACAACGTAACTGGTGTAACCGGTAAGACCTTAACGCTTGCTAGTAATGCAGTTATTCAGACCGACGATTTATACACCTATGGTGAAGCTACAAAAGAAGCTAAGCCGTTTAGAGTATTGTCAATTAGCAAGTCCAACTCTGAAATGACACGTAAGATATCCTGTATCGAATACTACCCTGAGTTGTACGCCGGTGATGACGGATCAGTACCAATCATCGACTACACAACGAAGTCTGATGTGATTAAGGTTATTAATCTTGTGTTAATCGCTGACGTTAAGACCTTAAAAGACGGTACTGTACTCTGTGATATCAATGGTACTTGGCAACTACCAAGGGATAAAGTGGCCAAAAACATTATCGTATATTACAAGCCTGTTACTGCTAAGGAGTGGCAACAGTTTAAGGTACTAGATGGTAGTGCTACTAGCGTAACCATTCCAAGTGTAGCAACTGATGTTAACTACGACGTTAAGATTGTATGTACCAATAACGCAGGCGCTGCGTATGAAGGTGTAGAGCGTGCGGTGTATGTGAGTGGTAAGGAAATACCACCGGCTATACCTAAAGGCTTTAAGGTAACGCAGGATGCAGTAAATAGTAGTGTACTGCATTTATCATGGGAACCTAATACAGAAGCGGACCTTCATGGATACACGCTATACGACGGTAATAATGTAGTGCTTATTAAACATATAGGCGGTACATCTTACTCGTACTTCATTCCTAATACTGGTAATTACCAATTCAAGCTATCCGCTATTGATACTTCCGGGAATGAAAGTGGTAAGGCTGAGGCTCGTATTACCGCTAGTGTATCCGCTGAGAGCGTGGCTACACCTAAAGCACCGGCTCGCGGTGAAGTAAAAATCAGTAAGACGATCGTTGCTGCATGGGACCCAGTAGAGAATACATACATCGATTACTACGAGGTACGCCTTGATAGTAATGTTGGTCAGCCCAATAACCTACTAGCCAAGACTACAGATATTCGCTCCGATATTAAATTATCGGCTCGGAGAGGTGCGGTGTTCGTTTATGCACATAACCCTGTTAAAGGTTATGGTCCGGCTCTTAGACTTGACTATAACGCAGCAGTTCCTAAAGCTCCGACGAATGTCAAAGTAAAAGGTAATATTACAGGCGTAAGCGTGGTCTTTGATAGCATCCCGGATACTTGTATAGGCGCTAATATTTACATCGGCACAGAGAAGTATTTCGTTACTACAAACGTAAATATGATACCGCATGACCCAGGTGTATTTGATGTTAAAGTCGCTTATGTAGATGTGTTCGGGGAAGGTGCGTACTCCAATATTGTTGGTACTTCAGTACCGGCTAGTATTGACCCGGCTTTAATCGATAAAGAAGCTCTTGGCATTAAGGCTATGGACGATAAGATTAAAGAGCTCACAAAGACTGCTAATGCATATTCTACACAAGTTAAAAGCTTAACAACTAATATGGCTACTCAATTCAGCCAATTAGAAAACGGCATTGACTTGAAATTAAAAGCATTAAATGGTGATGAGCTAATCAGTCGTATCAATCTAAGCTCTACAGGAACAAGGATTGACGGTAAGTTACTCCATGTAACTGGGAACGCTCTATTTGACAAGAACATCATTACTAGACAGATGCTCGCTGCTAAAGCCGTGTCTGCAGATAAGATGGACGTCGGAGAGTTAAGCGCGATCAGTGGTAACCTTGGGACTGTAACAGGCGGTAAGATTATCGGCGGTACAATCCAAAATAAAACCAGTACATTCAAAGTTGACGCTAACGGTAATATCACGGGGGCTAATATCACAGGCTCACGCATTGACGCTGACTCAATATTCCAATCTGGCTATAAGATTAAAAATATTGACGTACAAATCTACAAGGTGCGTCATGGTGACTGGTGTCCACTACCGGAAGGGTTTAATGAAAGTCAATGTGTATTTGTGCCTGTTGGCTACATAATGACTGAAAGTTATTTTGACAGCAATTATAGATACTATGAAACTAAGGTTCCGGTTCCGTGGGAGAGAAGAACACAAAATTATATTGATGAGTCAAAATATGAGCAACAAAAAGCTAGATATATAGGTAGATGTGACATCTACATGAATAGTAATGATACTTTAAATGTAGGGATTATTGGAAAACGCCGAGCGGTTGTAGAGGCAAAAGCTGCTGACACATGGAGCGGTGGTGGAGATAATGGACACGATTACTACTCTAATTCTTATTCCTACGGCGAGTTATTTGTATTGGTTATTGCACGACAATAAGGAGAATATATGGTTGAACAAGATTTAACACTCCACGCTGGACAAGACTTTTCTATCAGTTATGTTGTACCACCAGAAAGTGACATGGATTTGAGTCAATACAAAGGCGCTTGTAAAATTCGCAAGCGCCCATATGACAATATGATATTAGAGTTGCATTCTGTGGTAGAGTCAAAACAGGTAAGGTTTTATATTTCTGGCCAAGAGTCAGCGGAGAAGAAAATAAAGGGTGGCGATTATATCTACGACGCATTCCTTTATAATGACGAACGTTGGCTAAAGATTGGCCAAGGTACGATTACGATCGTGCCGGACATTTCAATGCATGATTAAAGGGGAGGTAACTTATCATGGCTGAAACAAACAATACTTTAACACTTAGATTTGACAAAGAAACTACATTACCATTGTTAGAAGGTTTGGGTAAATCTGCTTATGCTATCGCAGTGGCTCACGGCTTTAAAGGGGACGAGCAAGCATGGTTAGATAGCTTACGTGGTCCTAAAGGTGACCCTGGTGATAAAGGTGACCCGTTTAAATTTAGTGACTTTACGCCGGAACAACTTAACGCACTTAAAGGTAAGAAAGGTGACCCAGGTGACCCTGGCAGTGCTGAAAAAGCAGCAGAACTTTTGAAAAATAAAAACGTGTACTTGCCTGATGCAAGCGTAGATACAGTATTGGCTAAGCTAGTAGAAATTTTAGGCGATACTATCCACGTGGAATTCAAACAACTCGAATACTTCCAACCTGTAGCCGGTCAAGAATTCCTAGACCTTAAAGGTGAACCACACTTTAAGGTATCTGTAAATGGCGGTGAAAAACGTGTATTTGAAAGTGATAATATGCGTGTACCTATCAAAGCGTTTGGCGAAGATGATATCAGAGTATCTTACTTCGACCTAGCAGACCGTGAAGTAGGCACTATCTCCATTAAAGGTCTTGAAACTACTGTGGCCGATGATACATACGCAGACGCAACAGGTGCAAAATTCACTAAGTTTGGTAAGAAATTAGTGTTACGTTTAGCTGACTATAGCGAAGGACGCTCTTTCAACTGGCTTGGTAAATGGACTAAAGCTGATATCGATGTATTGGAAATCATTTCTGATACGGAAAAACAAGTGGTTGATGACGATACAAACACCAACAAATATGACGGCTTAACATTCATTATTAAACAGCCACAAAACATTACATTTAGAACCACAGTAAACCAAGGCACAGTATCAATTACAACAAACACACGCAGTTTTAAAGTTGTTATATACGATACATTAACTTGGAACGGTGGCACATACGAAAGCGACCATTTATAATCTGTCCTCAGTTAGCACAGAGTAAGGGGGTGCATATCTCATCTGGGCTTTACAGTTTGAGCTGAACGATTTGCTTACGACATTAACTATCGTAGGCATCGTAGCAGGTGCAGGATATCGGCTTCTGATAGTTCCGCTATTAGACCGTATTGAATCACAACGTAAGCAGGATAGCGTAGAATTCACAGGCAAGTGGAACGCATTGTTTGATACACTAGGTGAGCTTAAAGACGAAATGAAGCAGTCACGTGCTGAACGTACTGAGTCTGCAGCTACATTTATGATGTTAACCACTAGACTAGAATCTATGGAAAAGCGAATTAATGAGTTAAGGGAGGAACTACATGATCATACCACCTCAGCTCATGGACAGCGCTAAGAAAATATTTAAATCTGTTAGGGTGGCCAATATCCACCCTACAGGTGTATTAGCGACGAGGGCATTAGTCCTCGTCATGCTAGTACCTATATTGTTAGTAGTCATCGAATATGTAATGGCATTCGCCACAGGGTATGTATCCGATGAAACAGGGAAATTAATTAGCACAGGGATTAACATTATTGACCATATCTTTATCCCAAGCGTACTAACTGCCCTTGTAGGGTTCTTAGCACTTTGGATAGATAAGGATAATAACGGTGTACCTGATAAGCTAGAAGGGAGTAACAATGAAAGTATGTATCAATCCGGGTCACGACGTGAACCTTGATAGTGGTGCAGTTAACCCTCGTACTGGACGTCGTGAATGTGACGTCGCACTCGAAGCAGGTGAACTTCTCCAAACATACCTAAATCAAGCCGGATGTCAAACCGTGCTTGTACAAGACGATGACCTTGGTTACGTCTGCCATGTATCTGATGATTTTGATGCGGATATCTTTGTATCGTTACACTGTAATGCATTCAATACTCAGGCACGTGGTACTGAAACACTATATAAGTCTTTTAATGGCCAACGATTGGCTAATGATATTCAAAGCCAAATCATCCGCAGCATTAATACTGTAGACCGTGGCGTAAAGAAACGTGATGACCTTTGGGTGCTTAACGGAACTAACGCAGTGGCCGTACTTGTTGAAATGGCATTTATCGATAATGACGATGACCTTCGTATGCTCGAAAATGACTTAGATACAATCGTTCGTGCTATCGCTAGGGGAATAACAGACTATATAGGAGGTATGTAATGTATGAGAAAATCAAGACTACACTTACTAGCTATCCTAGGTCTTATTATGTTATCGGTGCTATTGTGCTCCTATCCGTCTTTTGCCTCTGGTATATCTTCCACGAGCCAAGCGGAGCAGACTATCAGCGTACCATTAACGCAGTGGAACGAATTGAAAAGCAACAACGAGAAAGCATTGAGCTTAATCAAAACGTCCGACGTGCCGTTGAACGAGGCGCAGACCTTAGTCATGAAGCAAAGGGACGAATTGAACGAAGCACGCAATACAATCATCAGATTGGAGAACGAATTACAAACAGCCAAGGTAGACTTAGTGAAGCAAGAAGTTACCTTGAACGAAATGCAGAGCTCTTTATACGTATTGAAGAACAAAGTCGAGAACGACAAGAAAACTATCAAACGTCTACGGATGCAACGCAACCTATCCCAAGTGATAGGAGCGGGAGCGATAATCGGAATATCGATTCGACGATGAAATAGAGGTGATCCAATTATCTCCTGAGCATGAGCAGGTGGACTCATGGATTGACCTAAAGTAGTAAAACAATTGTTTGTAGTTAAAAAGTAAAGAGCCTACCAACCTAGATACATTCTAAGTTGGTAGGCTTTTTTTTCTTGTAAAAATCATAATAAATACTTGACTTTATACACGGTATGGGGTATAATATAAACATAAGGAAGGAGGTGAAGCCGTTGAAGAAGTTAAGGAAGATAATAAAAAAGTGGCTACCGATAATAACCGCGTTTATCCAACTTGCAATCGCGATAATACAGTTATTAAATCAGTAACCACAGGGGCTCGAAAGAGCCCCAATCTTCCTAACTATTATACCAATGGCCGGCATATGATTTCAAGATTAACTTTAATAATTAGTATTATTGCCTTTGTATTATCTGTCTATAATTTATTAGTAATAACAGGAGTACTGTAATGAAACTAGATGATGTAATGACTACACAAGAAGCCGGTGAAAGATGGAATGTTACCGCCGATTCACTTAAACAAAATTGTAGAGGCCGTGTAAAGAATGGATTTTTAGAAGGTGAGTTTAGAAAGTCTGGGAAAATGTGGCTTGTAACTCGCCAAGGAATGGAAAGGCTATATGGAAAAGAAAAAATAAATTTAATTGATGATCTTCTATTATCTTATGAAACTGTCTCTTATACACATCTCCGA